TTCTGCCAGGTAAGGGTGGCCCTGTGGCTGATCCGGTTCATACTGGCCCCCAAACTGTCATTCATGCTGAAAACGTCCACATGGGCCAGGCACCTGAAAGGGCTGCCGAATCCGAGGAAAAGAAAGCCGTGAGACTTGCCATGCTAAAAGACCTTGACGAGAGTGCCGGGTAATGACTGAAGAACAAAAATGTCCATACTCCTGGTTTCCCCAGAACCGTTTGCGCCAAAAGCAGATGGAACGACTCTACTTTATCGCGCTCAAGATTCTCAAGGAATGGCCTACGGGAACCGCTGGGTCGAACACGGCAGCCGTCCTGACTGAAATGTATACACACGTCCTGTCAATCAATCAGATGGGCGAATTGCTGCCTGCCTTCGCGGCGCAACTTGTATTCGAGGCTGCACTCCAGGATGCCACGAAAGTACCTAACCCTGAATAAGAAAAGCCATATTAAGGGTTAAGCGCCGTGGATAAAGCCCAATTCGACAAGTTAAAATTCCTACTTGAGCCCTGCCAGACGGCAGATGAACTCGATAAGTGGTTGAGATTTTGGCTAAAATTGGAGCTTCCGTGGGATACGGTTGACGAAGACTCAACATCGTCGCCACTCAAGCTGGTCTGGAGCGTCTACAAAGTGCTCATGACGGGCCAAGGGCCTGCCAAGCATATCGTGGCCGCTGCCCGTAACACGGCAAAGACCGTTGACGCCTCCGTCATTCAGTTCTGTTCGCTCCTGCACTTTCGGCGTGATGGCGCGCATATTGCATCGATCTTGGATCAGAGTATGACGGCAATTCGCTATCTCGACACGTACATGAACATACCTGAGCTTGTACCCTATCGCAATATCGATAACGTCAGGCTCAAGCAATTCACCAACCTGCCTCCGAACGACTATACGACCAAATCCGAGAGCACGCTCCGGGTTGTGACCGCAACCAAGAAAGGCGCCAACTCTCCGCGTGCGTCTCTCTTGACGCTTGACGAAGTTGACCTTACGCCAATGGAAATCCTTAGCGAAGTTGCGTACATCGCTGACCCGACCCGAGACGGTCACCGCTTTGGGCCTGTATTCGTCTATCTTTCCTCGCGTAAGACGAACGACGGCCCTATCCAAAAGCTGCAAGATCAGGCCCTTGAGCAAAAACAATTGACTCTCAAGCGCATCAAACTCCATAAGTGGTCCCAGGTGGACTATATGGAGAAGTGCCTACCAGAGATTCACAAGCCTGAGCACGGCCCTATGCCGGCCTTTATCCATACCGAAAGTCTTGAAACCGTTTGGGGAAAGGACACGTTCGAGGCCACCGTGCCAGACAGCCTTAAGCCCCAATACAAGGAAGTCAACGCTTTCGAGGGGTGCAAGACCTGCCCCGCGTTCATTGCGTGCCAAGGCCGAAGCGCAAAGCAGCGCGGCGACAGCCAAATGCTTCGTACCCGTCAGGTCGTAGGCGACATTCTTGATGCCGTCGGTGATCCGCAGGTAATCATTGCTCAATCTCTGAACTGGCGCCCAGAATCGACTGCCATCGTGTTCAAGACGTTTACGCCTCACCGCCATATCAAGTCGCCGATCGATTTCTACGAATGGTGCATCGGAAAACGCTTCAATCCCGACAAGTTGACCGAGAAAGAACTGGACGAGATCGAGGAAGACGGTGCGGCGATTCAGCTTAAGCGCATTACTCCAAACAAATTGGACATTTACGAAGCCTTGCGCGAGCAAAGCTGGACGATCTTTGCTGGCTGCGATTGGGGCTACAACCCCGATCCGGCTGTGATTATCGTCGGTGCCTACCATAAAAAGACGCGCCGCACGGTCATTCTGCACACCGCCAACGCCCTGAACCATGCTAACCATGTGTGGGCGCAGCACATTGCTGAGCAAATCTATCCCTTGATGCCTTTCGAGTACATCGGGCCTGACATGGCTGACCCTGCCAGTCCGACCTACTTCGCCAAGTACCGTATTCGCTCCCTGGACTCTAAGCCGGCGCGCATCGAGACAGGCGTTTCGTTCCTTCGGGGCCTCATGTGGAACCCTATCACCCAACAGTCCTGTTTCGCCGTTCTGGACGACTCTCAGGACTACCCCGGCAAGCAAGAATTGGGCCGCGAGCAAGGCAACTGGATGCTCATTTCGGCCATGCAGCGGTGGACACACAAGAAACTGGCCACAGGCGGCTGGGACATGACGAAGTTTGAGGACAACAAATGGACTCACCCGATCGATGCCTTGCGTTATGGACTTGCGCCCATGGTCGAAGAGGCGCATATTGGGATCAGTGTGAAGGTGGGTCCGAATGAATTGCTGCTCGAAGAGCGGGTGATGAACAAAGACCCCGAAGCTATTGAAATGGTTGCCCAAAAGAACGAACTGATGAGTCAGGTCACGGACCACTTTGCCAAGGAATTCGGGCTAGAAGGCATTTTCAAGAAACAGAACGAAATGGTGAAAGATCCCGAGGCCTTGGTGCGAACCAAGCCCAAGACAAGCTCGATTAAATTCAAGATATAAGCAGGTGAAATGATGGTTGAATTTACTCTAACTGACGAATCATGTGAGCGTACAGGCGTGGGCCTGATCTACACAGCTACTCTCAACGAACGTACTGAACATTTGCAACTGTCTGAACTTATTGGCAAAAACATCGAAACGCCCGATGGCGTGCTCCATAAAATCATTGGAGTGGAGTCGTTTGCTATCGTAAGCTTGGCAGCCGGGACGCCAATCGGTCTGATTCTCGACCCGCTCGAAAAGCCGTTCGCCTAAGCTCCCGGCTTGATTTGGGGCTCTACTGGTGCTAAAATGCCAGTTGAGCCCTATTTTCATTAGACTTTATCGAGGCTTAGAGATGCCCTTTTGTAACGTTACGTATCAACTCCTTATTTTTGAGGATCAGTCTGATCGCAACCCTCAAATACGATTACCGGATATCACGAAAAATATCCAGGGCGTCACTGTCGCCAACGACCGCAGCGAGCGAACCCAGCTTGGCCCAGGCGAAACTCGGGATATCCTGGTCACGTCTCGCGCCCTATTGTCCGACTCCACGACCCAGTTCACGGTTGACCGCTACAGTGCCCTTGGCAGCAACGTCAGGCTCAAGTGGACCGGGACGGGTACTGCGCCTGCCTTCAGGACCAATCGGGCCATTGGCGGCGGTTCTAGCACCACTGTAACCATTACCCGCGTCACGCCTTACGTTGTCCGCTTTACGAACGCGGCAGGCACCGCCTGGACGCTTGGCTCTGTGGCCATTGGCGATACGCTCAAGATTGAAAAGACCACTGACTCCTTTACGTCGCCGTTCGGCGCGACCAACCAAGGCAAGACCTTCACTGTTCAGTCTAAAGGCGCTGGTTATATTGATGTAATTGACAACGGCGGCGCCTCTCTTGATTCCGCCATCGTCCTTGGGGCGAGCTTCGAATTTGCCCTGCGCGTGTTCAGTGCCGGCCCCGTCAAGGTTGGCGACACTCTTACGACTTCAGGCGCGGGTATCAACCCATCTAATCAGGGCAAATTCGAGATTGTGGATCTCTCCTATGACTACGTTGAAGTTGTCAACCCGTTTGGCGAAACTGAGACTTGGCTTGTCGGTACGAATGTTGTTACGATTTACGATTATCTCATTGGCCTGTTTCATCTACGTGCAAGTGGCCCTATTCAGGTTAGGTTCGATGCTCAAGTGGAATGGCAATCGCTCGACCGACTTGGCGCCGAAGTGATCTATCTGGCCTCTGTAAGTGCCTATAAGATCACAGCTTATAACCCCAGCCCGTCGCAGGAAGTGACCATTTCTGCTCAGCACACGCAAGTTGTGGCCGGCTGCTAAGGAATAACGAATGGCGCCCAAAGCTAAACCTGCAAAAACCAAGCCAGTGAAATTCACCGTAGATGCATCGTCTACGGGTGATGATCGGGCAATGGAAACAACGGCCTCCATGGCTAGTTCCTTGCGTGAAGCAATGCACAAGTCTGTGAAACCACAGACGATCAAGCGCGACGTTCAAAAGAAGTACGACAGGTCTAAGGTAGCGTATTCATCCAGAGAATACTACCAGACATACGACGGCGTAGAGAGCAAAGGCTGGCGCCGGATCAGCGATTCTGAGCTTAAAGAACTAGCCCAGGTTGACCCCTACATTTCGGCCATCATTTCGACACGTTGCTCTCAGGCTGCCATCATTGCTCGCCCTTCCGAATCCAAATTCGACAAAGGCACGCGCATCCAAGAGCTTCACCCTCTTGTGCCCGATGACTTTGATACTGTTGACCAATTCCGGGTTGCCCAAAAGCAGCGCCAGCACCAGATGGATGCCATTCTCAAGTGGTTTGAGGCTTGCGGCACTGACGACCGGCTCGTGCTCAACGGCGCTTTCGCCGGGGCTGATCCCACGTTCAAATTCTGTTCCTTACCCGAATTCACCACGGCTCAGATCCGAAACCTATTAACATTCGGTCGCTGTGGCACTCAAATCTTCAGGAATGACGAGTCTGTACCGTCGTTCTTTCGTCCTATTCCCATCGAGACGATCTATCACGGCGCCCCTGGCCAAGACGTTCACCTCGGTCACCGCGAAGAGGCTTCGGAGCAATCCCTTGAGGACGCTGAAGAATTCAATGCGATCACGGACGAAGAAGAGCGCCCGCATCATTACATTCAGCGAATTGACGGCCAAAACGTTAACCTTTTCACCGAAGACGACCTTAAGGTCTGGTACTTCCAAAAGCAAGCCCTCTTTGACCTGAACGGCTACCCGCTTAGTGCAATCGAACAGGCCATTTACATGGTGTTCGTCCACCAACAGACGCTTGGTTACCTCCGTAACCAATTCGTCAAAGGTTTGGCCACTAAGGGTATCCTGACTCTCGAATCGACTGAGCCCGCAGCCCAACTGTCCGACGAGGACGTTGAGCAATTGCGCCGCGACTTCCATAACTTTGTGAGCCGCAACGACAACTCGGCAGCGATTCCGGTCATTTCTGGCCCTGTCAAGGTCGGTTTTGTCCAACTGTCTCCCACGCCTAATGATATGGGCTTCCTTCAGATTGAAGAGCACGTCGTTCGCGCCCTTTGTAGCGCCTTTCAGGTGTCGCCTCAGGAAATGGGCTACGGCCATTTGTCCATTGGTCAGGGTGGCTTAGCTCAGTCCAATAAGCAAGAAGAGATCATTCGGGGCGAAGAGCGCGGCCTGCGCATGTTGCTTGATATCGTCTATGACGGCTTGAATGAGATTCTTTACGAGAATTTCCCTGAAGCTAAAGAGCTTTACCGTATCACCTATACGGGCGTGGGCGAAGATACCCGCGATGGCGCCGTGCAACGTCAGACCAGCGAGCTGAATACGACGGCCACCCTGTCTAGCCTTTGGGCAGACAGCGAAAAGACCGATCCGGTTCCGTATGGTGGCAACGTTCCTTTGGCGAATCAGTTCCACGCTAACGTAGTGAAATACATGCGTTATGGATTCGTCATGGAACATTTCTTCGGCGAAGAAGGCGCGACCCGAAAGCCCGAATACGATTTCATCATCGATCCGAATATGAACTCGGCTTATCAACAGCTTAAGGTCAATCCAGTCCAAGCTCAGCAAGAGCAAACTAAGCTCCAGCTTGAGCAAATGGAAATGCAGACCCAGCAAGGCGAGCAACAGATGCAATTGGCGGCCCAGCAAGGGCAGGCGCAACAGGCGGTTGCTGGTGATGCTGGATCGCAAGGTGGCGAGCAGCCTGCGCCTGAGGGCGGTGATGCTGGGGCTGGCGAGCCCGCTGAGAAGTCCATGAAGGACGCTTTCATGGAGCGCAGCAAACTCCAGAAATCGATCGGCATGTATTTTTCTGAGTGGATTCACGCACATAAAGAATAGTCTCAAGTTTTTGGACTGTCTGCCGATAAGGGTGAAGAGTCATGAATGATCTAGGCGTTTTTGTCGCTGGATTGACCGGAATGGCTTTATCGGGAGCGGCCATTGCGCTTCTAGAGAAGTTTCTTCGTAAGGTGCCCAACTGCCAAGTGCGTAAACCATTGGAGACTTCCATGAAAGTTCGTTGCACCAACAAAGGCCAGAACCTCACCGTCGGCAAGCTCTACGACGCCATTAGCCCAGAACCCGGTTGCGAATACCTGATCGTGAACGACAAGCTCTACGACGCCATTAGCCCAGAACCCGGTTGCGAATACCTGATCGTGAACGACAAGCAAAAACTCTTCACGTATACCAAGAGCCTCTTTCAGGTCGTGAAGGATTCGAAGTCGGCAATCGACGTTGCTGCTTTGACCAAGGCCATCGATGGCATGACCAGTCTTAATATTAAGAATAGAGAAGAGATTAGGGCAGTCTTATCGGCCAGTCTAAAGATCAACTTTGCCACCAGTCCGGCACCGGGGCAGGTCTGGAGACGGCCCGGTGGCTGGACCGTCCTTTTGGTTCAGCTTACACGCGGCCTCATTCCTATTGTTTATCAAACTGATAACTTCGCCTCAATTAGTGATTATCTTGTTAAAGATATTCAGAACTGGGACGAGTACGAATATATTGGCGTCCTGAATCCTATTACCGGAAAGATTGAGCCATGAAATCTATACCACGGACGCCCTCAATAGCGCCGAGATTCTTTCGGAATATTACGCGAAGGGTGCCCTGTTGGTCAGGTCTGCCAGCGCCTTCTTCAAAGGTTTGATGTGATGTATCTCGTTGAAATCCTTCAGACAAACGGTATTCAGAAGGGTCTATTCCATCGGGGCGCCTGCCATTCAATGCCGAAAGTTGGATCATCATTCGGCATTGAATTCAAGTGCCCAGAAGGACTGGAAAAGGTGCTTCAAACCTCAAAGGTCATCGAGGCCGAATTTCACCGGGATCACGTCTTTATTAAGACAACCAACTCGGTGTATTTGCTGAAGATTCTGGCAACTCCAGCAGAATCGGCAGTTTACGATGGCGATGCAGCTTGACCGTTCAATATCATTGGGTTAAACTAGGGGAATGACGAAGAAACTCAGCCTACAGCAGCAAGTTCGCCTAAGTCTTCTCAAGAAGAAATATGGCCACGACATTGCAGTAGGCAAACAACAGGGCTTCAACGTTGGTAAAAACGACGATGAGGCTCTCGCTGTTCTTGAGTCGCATCACCTAAGTGCCCAAGTCGCCGAACTTCTTAATAGTTTTATGAGTGGTACTACTGAAGGCAGCCCAAACGACGCCATGATGGCATTGGGCATTGTCTTTCAGACCGCTGCGACCGGGCTGGCTGAACTTCATAAGCAAGATCCGGAGCTTGCGCTTCGCCTTGGAGCTATGGTACAGTCTCAACTAGAAAAAGCCCTTAGCAACGGAGATTTAGATGACGGAACAAAAGATTGACCTGGCGGCGGAAGGACTGATTGGC